CACCCCACCCACCACCTCGCCATCCGACTCACCACCCTCGCCCACCTCCTCTGGACCACCGGCACCCTCGCCACCACCAGAGCCCACGACCAGGCCCCCGGCATCCGCGCCGCCAACACCGACCCCCGCGGCACAGGACTCGGCGACCCCACCGCCACCACCGCCATCACCAACATCACCCACCACCAGGACGACGACGACCTCGACACCCAACTCCGACACGCCCTCACCGAGCTCGACCGCACCACCGCCCACGTCTGCACCCTCATCACCAAGGCCACCACCGTCCACCGCACCAACGACCGACCCACCAACGAATGCACCGAAGCCCTCTGCACCGAAGCCGCCACCGCCGGCCGAGGCGGATGGTGCGAGACCGACTACGCCCGCCGCTACGCCTGGGCCCGACGCCACCGCACCGAACACCCCACCCGCCGCGACCTCCTCGACGCACCCCCACTCACCCGAGAGACCCTCGCCGACCGAGCCATCCGCAAGCGCCGACAGACCGCATGACCACCACCATCGAGTCAACAGACGACAGCCCATACGGCACAGGGGTCCTTGACGTAGTCAACATCCACGAAGTACCGTTCTCGCTAGGTTGTCGAGGAGTGCGCCAAGAGGTGCGCTCCTCGTTCGCGTCACAGGGAGGGGGGCCTCGAATCCCTACGACCCACGCGACCCCGCTGGAGACCCGGCCGCTTCCGTGTCGGCTCGGCAGTTCCGATGCCCGTTTTTGGCCCGTCCCGTTTTTTTCGCTCAGGGGGTGCCCAGTGCCCCGTCGCCGCTGCCTCGATGCCGGGTCCCCCGGCTGTGCCACCTACACCGACTCCGGCTCGAGGTGCGACACCTGCCGACGCCGCCGCAAGGCGGCCCGCAACGCCGACCGGACGGTGGCCGCCGAGGCCGTCACCGCCTGGCGTGCCACCCACGGAGACTGGTGCCCCGGCTGGCGCCGGCCCGGCCACTCCGCCACCGACCTGACCGCCGAGCACGGCCCCAACCCCGTCGGCTCGCGCCGGGTCCACACAATTTTATGCAGGTCCTGCAACAGCCGAAAGGGGGCTCGACCGTGAGCCGCTCGGCAGAAGCGACCTTCGACCGCCGACCGTACGACCTCGCTGCAGCCATGGTCGAGCGGGGAGCGTGGACGATTCGCCCGGACCTGGGCCTGATCATCGGCACGCTCGGCAAGTCGATCGGATCGCGCAACGCCGACGGGTATGTGCAGGTCGCCGTCTACGACGGGCCCCGGGCCCGGCGCCCAATGGCCCACCGCATCATCTGGGAGCACGTCAACGGGCCGATCTACGACCCGGTCATGGAGATCAACCACCGGAACGGCCGCAAGGCCGACAACCGGATCCAGAACCTCGAGCTGGTCACCCCCTCTGAGAACCAGGTGCACGCCTTCGCCCATGGGCTGCACATCGCGTGCGCTGGCGAAGAGTCTGGGGCTGCTGTTCTCACCGAACTCCACATCCGAACCGTCCGCACTCTCCATGGCGCCGGCTTCCGCCAGGTCGACATCTGCGCGGTCACGGGCATCAGCGCACCTCAGGTCAGCAGGATCATCCGCCGCAAGACGTGGTCGGCGGTCGCCTGATGCCCGCCAAGCGCAAGCCCCCCGGCACCCGGGTCGACACCCGACCGCAGCGCCGCCAGGAGCTCCGACTGGTCGACGCCACCCCGCCCGCCGGGTTCCCCGCACCACCTCCCGGCACGCTCGCCCCCACCAAGGCCTGGTGGGAGGAGTTCTGGAAGTCGAAGCAGGCAGCCTCGATGACGCCGGTGCACATGCCGGTCCTCGAGCGGCTGGCCTGGTGCTACGACGAGCTGCGCCGCACCTCCAAGGTCGTGGCCAAGGCCCGCATGGTGCAGGGCTCGCAGGGCCAGCCCGTGGCCAACCCGCTCATCGGGTACCTCTCCGGGCTCCAGAAGGAGATCCGTAGTCTCGAGTCCGAACTCGGCATCGGCCTCAAGTCGGCATCGAACCTCGGCATCACGATGGGCCAAGAGGCACTCACCGCCCACCAGCTCAACGCCATGGCCGAGGAGGTGCCCGGTGCCGGCCAAGAAGACGCGATCGAAACGACCAGCCGAGAAGAAGACGACCTCCTCGAGGGGTTCGGCGAAGCCTAGGAAGCGCACCGCGACCCGGGCCGAGACCCGCAAGAAGTGCCCGACCTGGCAGGACTACCTCACGACCCGCCGGCCCGTCGGTGCGGTCGATGACCATGGCAACACCCTCACCGATGGAGCGAAGTGCATCCGGTGGATCGAGTTCCACTGCGTGCACACCAACGACCGGTGGACCGGCAAGCCGTTCCGGCTTCTGCCCTGGCAGAAGTTCGTCATCATGTGCCTGTTCACCCTCGGCGCCGACGGGCTCCGTGTCGTGCGGTGGGCGCTCATCGGGATCGCCAAGAAGAACGGCAAGACCGAGCTGCTCGCCGCTCTCGCCCTGTACTTCGCGTTCGGCCCGTCGGGGCCCGGAGGTCAACCCGAACCCGCCGCCCTCGTGGTCGTGGCCGCGGGGTCCGATGAGCAGGCCGACCTCCTCTTCGGTGCGGCCAAGACGATGTGCGAGCTGTCCGCGACGCTCCGTCGCCTCACCGAGGGCGGCCGCTTCGAGGACGAGATCCAGTGCCCGTCGCTCCCCGGGTCGAAGATCAAGCGGGTCGCGGCCGCGGCGAAGAAGACCTCGTCCACCCTCGACGGCAAGAACATCTACGTCGCCATCATCGACGAGCTGCACTGCTGGGAGGGCAACGGCGCCCGGGTCGTGTGGGACACCCTCACGAACGGCACCGTCACCCGCCGCCAGCCGATGGTGTTGCAGATCACCACCGCCCACTTCGACGAGGACACCATCTGCGGAGAGCAGTACGCGTACGGGCAGGCCGTCGCCGCCGGCAAGGTCGCAGACCCGCGGTTCTTCTTCTGGTGGGTCGAGGCCCCCAAGGGCTCAGATCACACCAACCCCGATGTCATCGCGGCGGCGAACCCGTCGTTCGGGGTCACCGTCGGCATCGACTTCTACCTCGACCAGCTCACCAAGAAGACCGAGGCGGTGTTCCGCCGGTACTTCCTCAACCAGATCACCGAGTCCGAGGAGTCCTGGCTCGAGCACGGCCAGTGGGAACGCCTCTCGATCGGCAAGAAGTTCGAGATCGACCCCGACCTCCCCTCGTGGACCGGGACTGACGCCTCGACCAAGCACGACTCCACCGCCCACGTCGTCGCCCAGTGGAACCCCGCCAACGGGAAGCTCCGGCTCCGGTGCCGCATGTGGGAACGCCCCTTCGATCCCCGCACCCGCCGACCGCTCGACGGCTGGAAGCTTCCCGTCGAAGAGGTCGAGAACTACCTGACCGACTGGTTCAACCAGGCCGGCGAACAACTCAAGGCCTCCGGGTACGACCCCGCCCTGTTCCACCGCTCGGCGCGGGCGCTTGAGGACCTCGGCCTCCCCATGGAGGAAGTCCCTCAGTCCGACGCCCGCATGGTCCCCGCGTCCCAGCTGCTCTACCAGCTCATCGTCGAAGGCAACATCGAACACGACGGCGATCCCGACTTCGCCCGCCACATCCGCAACGCCGCCGCCGTCCAGGCCCGCGGCGGGAACGGCGGCTGGCGGCTCTCGAAGGGCCGCACCCGCAAGCACATGGACGCGGCCATCGCCGCAGCCATCGCCGCCCTACTCGCGTCGAGTCACGACGACGACGTCGAGGAGAGGGGGGACCCTCAGTTCATCAGCCTGTGAAAGGAGGGCCTGTGATGCGTGGAGCTGTGTCGTCGGTCCTCGAAGTGGTCGGGCTGTGCATGCTGGGAGCGGGGGCGTTCATGCTGGCCCCGTGGCTGGGCCTGGTGACAGCCGGCGCCGCCTCGGTGCTGGTCGGTCTGGCGTTGGACCCTCCACCGCGGGGTGACCGGTGAGTCTCCTGCGGTCGCTGATGGGTCGCCGCTCGGTCTCGTTCCAGCAGGTGTTCGGGTCCGGCGGTGCGTGGGTGTCGGGCGGCCCGACCCACGCAGGCGTGCCGGTCGGTCAAGACCAGGCGTTGCGCCTCGTGGCTGTCCATGCGTGTGTGTCGTTGATCTCGGAGTCGATAGCGGCGCTCCCGTTGGGTGCGTTCGTTCGTGACGGCGGGGTGCGGGGCCCGTTCCTCCCGCGGCCCGGTTGGTTGGACGCACCGAACGACGAGGACTCACGTTTCGAGTTCGTCGAGTCGGTAGTCACGTCGCTGCTGTTGGACGGCAACGCCTACCTCGAGGTTCAGGTCGACGGCAGGGGCGAGCCGATCATGTTGGGGGTGCTGGACCCTCGCCGGGTGGAGCCGTTCCGGGACTCTCATCGGGTGAAGCGGTTCCAGGTGACGACGGAATCGGGCTCCGCTGTGTTCGCCCAGGCGTTCGACCGTGCCCACGGCGCAGGCGTGCTCCACATCAAGGGCCACCGCCAGCCAGGAGCGTTGAAGGGTGCTTCCCCAATCGAGCGGGCCCGGCAAGCCATCGGCCTGGGCCTGGTAACCGAGGAGTTCGGGGCGCGGTTCTTCGGGCAGGGCTCCCACGCCGGGGGTGTGATCGAGGTCGACGGGTCACTCAACGAGGACGCGGTGGCCCGACTGAAGCAGAACTGGGAGGCGCATCATTCGTCTCCGGGGAAGGCGCACCGGCCGGGGGTGCTGACCGACGGGGCGAAGTGGAAGCAGATGACGATCGCCCCGGAGCACGCCCAGTTCCTGGAGACCCGCCGGTTCCAGGTGTCGGAGATCGCCCGCCTGTTCCGCGTCCCGCCGCACATGATCGCCGACGTCGAGAAGTCGACCTCGTGGGGCACCGGGATCGAGCAGCAGGGCATCGGGTTCGTGACCTACACACTCGGCGCCCCGATCGAGCGGATCGAGCAGCGCCTCGGGTGGCTGCTACCGAAGGGCGCGTTCGTGAAGTTCAACGTGAACGGCCTTCTGCGCGGTGACCTGAAAGCCCGCTACGACGCCTACGCGGTTGCCCGCCAGTGGGGGTGGATGTCGGTGAACGACATCCGCCGGTTGGAAGATCAGCCGCCGGTGAAGGCCGGAGACCAGTACCTGTCGCCGCTCAACATGACCCCCCTCGGAGAGACGCCGCGCGAGTTGGCCCCGCCGGATGACCTTCGGCTGTTCGACCCGGCTGCGATCGAGAGCTAGGAGCAACCATGGAACGACGACTCATCAGCGGCGACTTCGAGGTGAGGGCCGGTGACACCGGGTCCGTGATCGTCGGTCACGCACCCGTGTGGAACCGCTACTCCCAGAACCTCGGCGGGTTTGTGGAGCAGGTCGCGCCGGGTGCCTGCTCGCGAGCGATCGTCGAGGACGACATCCGCGGCCTGTTGAACCACGACGCCTCGCTGATCCTCGGGCGGAACAAGTCGGGCACCATGCGCCTCGTCGAGGACAACGTCGGGCTCCGCTTCGAGATCGACGTGCCGGACACCCAGTACGGCCGCGACCTGGTGGTGTCGGCCAAGCGTGGCGACATCACCGGCGCGTCGTTCTCGTTCCGTGTGATCGATCAGGAGTGGGGCGTCACCGAGTCTGACTTCCCGCTCCGCACCATCAAGTCCATGCAGATGTTCGACACCGGCCCGGTGACGTTCCCCGCCTACCTCGACTCGGAGTCCGGGCTGCGGTCCTACGTGGACCGCAGCGAGGCGCTGGCCGGCCTGGCCAGTGAGTCGCGGTCGATGGAACAGGTCTTGGCCGCTCCGGACCTGCGCGCCCTGATCGGCGACCCCGAGGAGCTCGACACGCCAGACGACCGACAGCGAGCAACGCATCGGTCCCTGGACGTGGCCCGCGCCCGCCTGCAACTCGCAGGTCGACGGTGCACCCCCGCCGCCTGAGGGCGGCACCCGTAGGGCTGGGACAGCGAGCAACGCATCCCGGCGTCAGCAGCACATCCCCCCCCCACCCCTTTTCCGTGGCCCACGAGTTGGGTCGCGCACGCCCAAGGAGGGCAACCATGCAGATCCTGACCAAGCTCCTCGAGGAGCGCGCCAACATCTGGGAACAGGCGAAGGCGCACCTCGACACCGTCGAGGCAGAGGGCCGCGAGTTCACCGGCGAGGCCGACGAGACCTGGGCCCGGTTCAACCCCGACCTGGACGCCATCGATCTCCGCATCGCCGAGGTGAAGTCGATCCTCGAGCGCGAGAAGGTGGCCGACGAGGCCCGGACCCTGTCCGACGATCTCGCCCGCCGCGGGGACCCCGCGCCGACCGACGCCAAGGTGACCGACGACGACCAGCTCCGCAAGCTCGTAACCGGTGAGGCCCGCGCGGTCGACTTCCGGTTCGGCCCCGGCGAGGCGCGCGACCTGTCGAAGCTGTCGGCCGGCGCCGGCGCCAACACGGTCCCCACCTCGTTCCTCGGCCAGCTCTACCAGCACATGATCGAGAACTCGGCGATCCGCCAGACCAACGTGACCGTGCTGAACACCGACAGCGGCGAGGCGCTCCAGGTGCCGAAGACCGCCGGCTACTCGACGGCCGCTCTGGTCGCGGAGGCCGGTTCGATCGGCGAGTCCGACCCCAGCTTCGGTCAGGTCACCCTGAACGCCTACAAGTACGCCATCCTCGTGCAGGTCAGCTCGGAGCTCCTCACCGACACCGGTGTCGACCTCCTCGGGTTCCTGTCGATGCAGGGTGGTCGCGCCCTCGGGAACGGCACCGGCGCCGCCTACGTGTCGGCCGACGGCTCCTCGAAGCCGCAGGGCATCGTGCCCGTGTCGACCCTGGGCAAGACCGCCGCGGGTGCCGCTGCGATCACGACCGACGAGCTGATCGACCTGTTCTACAGCGTGATCCGCGGGTACCGGGATCGGGGCACGTGGATGATGCTGGACGCCACGATGGCGCTGGTCCGCAAGCTGAAGGACTCGACGAACCAGTACCTCTGGTCGCCGGGCCTGGTGGCGGGCGAGGTCGACACCCTCCTCGGCCGTCCGGTGGTCACCGACCCGAACATGCCGGCCGCGACGACCGGCCTGAAGTCGGTCATCTTCGGTGACTTCTCGGCCTACTACATCCGCGACGTCAACGGTGTCCGGGTCGAGCGGTCCGACGACTACGCGTTCGGCAACGACCTGGCCACGTTCCGCTTCATCCTCCGCACCGACGGCGAGCTGGTCGACACGACCGGCGCGGTGAAGCACCTCATCCAGGCCTGACCGTGACGCGGGCGGGACTGGGCTTCGGTCCAGTCCCGCCCGTAGCGGTCGTCCCCGTTCGTCGAGTTGAAGGAGGCGCACCAGTGGCGTCAGTGAAGATGGTTCAGCGTGTGTCCGGCACCCGTGACGGGGTGGCGTGGCCCGATGTCGGTGGTGTGCTCGAGGTGTCGGCCGAAGAGGCCGAGGGCCTGGTCGCTGCCGGTGTGGCCGAGGCGGTCGAGTCGGCGAAGCCGTCGAAGAAAGCCGCTGCCCCGGCGAAGCGTGCCGAGAAGGCCGTGACCACTGCGGTCGAGGAGCGCTGACCTGTGGCTGGTCGTGACTCGGACCGGGTGAGCATCGCGACCCGGACCGACGATTTCACGATCGGAGCGACGGTCGCCCCGTCGCTCGCCCGCCGCATCGACGTCGCCCGCATCCAAGGCACCACCCTCACCCTGTTCCGCGACGGAACCTCGGCCTCCACCTTCGACCTGACCGGCCGCGGCCCGATCACCGAGACGGCCCCGCTCAAGCTGGGGAACCCCTGCGACCACTACGCGTTCGCCGCGTGGGACCGGGCCGCCCAGGTGCAAGCCGAGCTGGACCGCCTGGCTGGCCCTGTGGTGCCGCCTGCGCCGGTGTCGGTCA